CTCCAATTGATATTGGACACGCAGCAGGTGAAGTAGACCCTCTTAACTTTATGAGTTCAGCAGCTCAAGTTTTGGATGAAAACAACAACCCTGAAGATAATAGATGGTTTGTTGCAGCTCCTAACTTTTATAACCAATTAGCAGATACTTCTTCTAAACTTTTATCGATTGATTACAATGCAGGTAAAGGTTCTTTAAGAAATGGTCTTGTAGCTTCTGGTTTAGTTAGAGGATTTGCAATGTATAAATCTCTTAATACTAAAAAACAACAAGTTGGTGGTGCAGGTCCTGCTACTATACCTTCTGTTCTTTTTGGTCATATGAGAAGTACATCATGTGCAGCAGCAATGAATACAGTTGAGTCTTTTAGAAGTCCTACTACATTCGCAGACCAAGTTAGAGGTCTTCATGTATATGGAAGAAAAGTACTTTCAACTGCATCAGTTGGTGCAGGTATCATTAAAATAGATTAATAATCATTTATGTTAGGGGGAGCAATCCCCCTTTCATTAATTTAAAGGAAATAATAATATGAAAATAAAAGAACATATACCTCACATTATAAAAGAACATAAAAAAGAAATAGCAATTGCTGTTATTATCTTATTAGTTGCAATAATTATATAAAGAATTTTATGGGTTTAATGTCATCTCCTGCATGGACAAGGAAAGAAGGCAAGAATCCTGAAGGTGGTTTAAATGCTAAAGGTAGAGCATCTTACAATAAGGGTAAAACCAAAACAGGTAAGAAAAGAAAACTTAAAGCACCTAGTAAAGTTAAGGGAAACAAAAGAAGAAAAAGCTTTTGTGCAAGAATGAAGGGAATGAAAAAGAAATTGACTTCTAAAAAAACTGCTAGAGACCCTAACTCAAGAATTAATAAATCATTAAGGGCATGGAACTGTTAAATGGCAAAAACATATAAAGCATTTGTAAACGAATTACTAGTAGAATTAAATGAACCAGAAGTTTCAACAGTAGCTACTGGAGTTGGAATACAAAAACAAGTAGCTAATGTAGTTAACAGAGCTTACTTTGATATAGTAGCAGCAGTTGATGATTGGTCTTGGCTTAGTGCTGATGTTCCTGATGACCCTTATTATGGAAACACAATTGTACCAACAGTTGTAGGACAAAGATTTTATTTATTAAAAGCTGGGTCAGGTAATATTGATGCAGATTTTGATTCAGTAAATTGGGATATGTTTACTTTAGCAGATACCAATTCTCCTTTTACAATTAATAAATTACCATTTACAACTCTAACACAATGGAGAAGTAATTATGCACAATCTGAAGAATCTGCAGCTAGAGCTGGTAATTATGCTACTCCAGTAAGAATTATAAGAAGTTCAGATGGTAGAAGATTTGGATTATCTCCAATACCAGATAAAGTTTATAATATTCATTTCTTTGCTTATAATAGACCTACTGCTTTATCAGCAGATACAGATACAGTTTTATTCCCAGAACAATACAAACCAGTTTTACTAGCAAGAGCTAGATATTATTTATATCAATTTAAAGATAACATTGCTCAATCGCAATTAGCTTTAGACGAATATAAAAAAGGCTTACAAAATATGGCTGATAATTTAAATTCACCACAGCCACAATATATGTCAGATGTAAGATTTAGTTACTTACTACCATAGGATAATAAATTATGCCAACACAAGGAGCTTCAATTACTGTCGCAGGTGGATTAGATTTAGTATCTAGTAGCCATGCTTTATTTAGAACACCAGGTGCTGCAACTATATTAGAAAACTTTGAATCATCTACAACAGGTGGTTATAGAAGAATTAATGGCTATACAAAATGGGGTGGAACAAATGCTGCCTCACCATCAGGAACTCCTACAGATGCAATTACAGGATTAATTCCTTACGCAGGTGGAGTAGTTGCTTGTCAAGCTACAGGAATTTTTTGGTCATTAGATGGTATTAATTGGTTACAAGTTAATAGAAATACTTATGTAACTAAAACAGGAACAGTAGCAGTTACTGCAGGTTCAGCAACAGTTACAGGAACAAGTACAGCATTTACAACTGAGTTTGCTGTTAATGACAGAATTCAAATTAACTCTATTAATTATAGAGTATTATCAATTACAAGTAATACAGTATTAACATTAGATAGAAATGTACAAACAGCAGCTTCAAATCAAGTTGTAAAGAAAAGTGGAATGTTATCTGGAGCTTTAGGTAGTGCAACAATTATTCCAAGAGCTAATCAAACTAATAATCAATTTGATTTCTTTGAATCAGATGGTGCTTATGGTACTTTATATATTACTGATGGTGTAAACAAAATTGGAGAGTTTCAAATAACAGTAGCAAGTGGAACTAATACATTTTATTTTGAAGAACTAGCATCTCCAGCTCCAGCTAATCCTAAAGTATGTGGAATATTTTCACAAAGATTAGTAGTAGCAGGACAATCAAGTTCAACAAGTACAGTAGCTTATAGTACTAGATTAAAACCTTATGACTTTGAAGGTTCTTCAGCAGGTGAAATAGATGTTGGTGATATCATTGTAGGTATTAAAGTCTTTAGAAATAGCTTAATTATATTCTGTAAAAATAGTATCTTTGAGTTGACAAGTCTTGATTCTACCCCTATAATTAAGTCTATAACCAAAAATATAGGTTGTGTAAATGGTAATTCAATTCAAGAGATTGGAGGAGATTTAATCTTCTTAGCTCCTGATGGATTAAGAACAGTTGCTGGTACAGCGAGAATTGATGATGTTGAAATTGGTTCTATTAGTAGAAAAATTTTACCTTTAATAAATAATCTATTATTAAACATTCAACAGTTTACTTTGTCTAGTATGGTTATTAGAGAAAGAAGTCAGTATAGATTATTCTATCATAAGACAGGTCAAGGACAATCAGCACAAAAAGGAATTATAGGAACTTTTAAATTTGATAATAATGGAGTTCCTGCTTTTGAGTGGAGTGAGACAAAAGGAATGGATTTAAAATTTTGTTCCTCAGAACTAAACCCTCAAAATGTAGAAGTTAAGTTTGGTGCAAATAATACTGGTTACATTTATGAAATAGATAAAGGTAACAATTTTGATACAGCAAATATTAATGCAAAATTTCAAACACCAGATATGGATTATGGTGATAATGGTTTAAGAAAAAGTCTTTATGGAGTTAAAGCAAATATTAAACCAGAAGGAACACAACCAGCTTTAAAGATGAGAATTAGATATGATTTTGAATCTACAGATGTACCACAACCTGGTGCAGTTAATGTTGGTTCTTTAAATTCTACTTCTCAATATGGTAGTGCAGTATTTGGAACATCAACTTATGGTGCAGTAACATTACCAAGTAAAAGAATGTTAGTAGTTGGAAGTGGTTTTTCAAATAACTTTAGATTTTTTAGCAATGATACGAATGCTGCATATGCAGTTAATGGTTTATTTGTATCTTTTATAGCAGGAGGAAGAAGATAATATGGCAGGATATCAGCGAGTAAGTGCAGCAGAAATACAAGATACTTTAACAATTGATGCAGTAGATTTAAATAATGAATTTGATGCTATTGTTTCAGCATTTGTAAATACTTCAGGACATAAACATGATGGTACTGCAGCTAATGGTCCAGTAATTGGATTAATAGGTGATGCTAATTTAGCAACTCCTTTAAACAAAATTAATGTTAACACAACAAGTAATGAATTAGAATTTTCTATTAAAGTTTCTAATGCAGCTACACAACAATTTAAAGTTTCTGATGGCTTAATTATTCCTTCAGTAGATAATGATATAGATTTAGGAACAGCAGCTAAACAATTTAAAGATGCTTACTTTAATGGTACAGTAACATTAGATGGTTTAACTATTGGAACAGCTACTTCTATTACAGATATAGATACAAATTTAAATACAGTATCAGCAAATGATGATACACTTGCTAGTGCTAAAGCAATTAAAACTTATGTTGATGCACAAGTAGATACATCAGATACACTTGCAGAAGTTTTAGCAGTTGGTAATAATACAAGTGGTACAGATATACAAACTACTACTGACGATAAAATTATATTTCGTCAAGCTGCAGTTAATATTAATTCAAGTACTGCTGGAACTCTTAACTTAAATGCAAATACTGAAGTACAAATAACAACTCCTTATATAGATTTAACTGCAGCATCAGTAGCCTTAGGTGGTAATTTAAATGTAACTGGTAGTGTAGAAGTTGATAGTTTTAAAGGAACAGGTTCAGTAGCAATTACAGATATAGCTGATGAAGATAATATGTCTTCAAATAGTGCTACAAAATTAGCAACTCAACAATCAATTAAATCATATGTAGATACAGCAGTAGCTACAGTTCCAACTGGAGATATTACTTCAGTAGTAGCTGGTACTGGTATGACAGGTGGTGGTACAACAGGTGCTGTTACTTTAAATGCTATCGGTGGTGCAGGTATTACTGTAAATGCAAATGACATAACTATTGATAATTCAGTTGCAACATTAACTGGTTCTCAAGTTCTATCAGGTAAAACTTTAACAAGCCCAGTATTAAATGGAACTTTAAGTGGTTCAGCATTTTTAGATGAAGATAACTTTTCTTCTGATTCAGCTACAGCAGTTGCATCACAACAATCTATTAAAGCTTATATTACTGCTAATGCTTCAAGTGTTACACCAAATAGTACAACTACATTTTTAAATAAAACAATAGATGCAAATGGTACTGGTAATAGTATTACAAATCTTGAAGTTGCAGATTTAGCTTCAGGTGTTCTTGATACAAACTTAGCAAGTGTTTCAGCTAGTGATAATACTTTGGCTTCTG